CTAGCGCAAAGACAACGTGTTAAGCGAATGCGTCGTGCTTACGACAGAAACTTCACAGGTTTAAACGAGTACTTAGTACAAGAAAGTCCTACGTTTGCTGAGTACATTGAAAATGCTCACGTTGCTTATGACCAGTTAGTTGCTGCTGGTTTTGAAGAAAAAGACTTAGGTAGAGGCAGAGCGTCCACACTAGAGTCCTTTAGGCGTGTTGTCGGTAACCACATGCTGGACAACTCAGCTGATTGGGGTACAGAGCTTTTCCGTGTAGACCCTAATGACAACAAAACTATCCAGCTTAGAAACTTAGGTCGGTTTAATTTTGTTTACGTCGGTAATGCTACTTACGACGGTCTTTTAGACAAATTAGGTTTAGACCTTGCTGATTGGAATGTTAATTTCCCAGAAGGTGAAGAAGCTTACGAAAACTTAGGTGAGTGGGGTTACGCTAACTTCAATTTTCGTAGAGAGTCTGACTTTAGAACAGCCTTCAAAGGCATTGTTATGGCCGCTGTTACTTATGGTGCAGGCCAGGCGTTAGCTCCTTTTCTTTCACCAACACTACAAGCAGCAGGTTTATCTGAAGCAGTGGCAGGTTCCTTAAGTTCCGCAATAGGTAGTGCAGCAGGAACAGGTCTTATTACTGGTGACTTTGAAATTGAAGACGTAATAATTAATACGGCTAGAAGTTACTTTGGTGGTCAGTTTGGTGACATAGCAGGTGCTGAAGGTATTGTAGAGGACATCTTTGATTTCTTAGAAGATTACGGTCCTACTGAAACAACGTCCTTTATGGACATCATTAACAACATTGGAGAAGCTATTGGTGGTGGCTTAGAAGCAGGTTACTCTGCTCTTATAGACATCGGTTCAGAAATCTTTGGTCCTATCTACGACATAGTAGAAGACTTAGGTTTTGACATTTATGACGCATCCAACTCAGCAATCATTAACTTAGTTAGTGACGGTGTCGCTGGTGGTGTTGACAGTATTAGTGACCTCATTAGAACAGCAGAGTCACTAGGTTTAGATCCTCGTTCAATCATTACTGCTATCGACAGAATAAACGAGATTGCTTGGCAAGAGGCTGACATCAGTGACGTACTGGGTGACGTACAAGTTGGCATAGTTGACTACCAAGAAATCTATGAGCAAATGCAAGAAGAAGCTGGTGGTGGCGGAGGTGCAGCAGAAGAAGCTGAAAAAGAAGCCGAAGCTGAACAACTAGACAAGGACACTCAGGCGGAAACTGCAGAGAAAGAAGAAGCTGCAGCAGAACAAGCAGAAAAAGACGCAGCAGCAGAAACTGCAGAAAAAGAGGAAGCTGCAGCAGAAAACTCTCAGAAAGAAGCTGAGGCTGAAACAGCGGAAAAGGAAGAAGCTGCAGCGGAACAGGCGCAAAAGGACGCCGCTGCGGAAACCGCTGAAAAAGAGGAAGCAGCTGCAGAAAACGCTGAGAAAGAAGCCCAAGCAGAAACTGAAGAAAAGGAAGCTGAAGCTGCTGAAAGAGCAGATAAAGAAGCTCAGGCTGAGACTGAGGAAAAAGAAGAAGCAGCTGCGGAACAAGCTGAGAAGGACGCTCAAGCAGAACAGGACAATAAAGAAGCTGAGGAAGAAGTTAAGGACGCCGAAGAAGTAGAGAAAGAGCAACAGGCCGAACAAGAAAACAAAGAGCAAGCTGCCGAAGAAGCTCAAAAGGAAGCCCAAGCAGAAACCGAAGAAAAAGAAGCTCAAGCTGCTGAGGAAGCTCAAAAAGAAGCTCAGGCTGAAACTCAAGAGAAGGAAGCTCAGGCTGCAGAGGAAGCTCAGAAGGAAGCTCAAGCTGAGACTGAGGAAAAGGAAGCACAAGCTGCTGAAGAGTCCCAAAAGGAAGCTCAAGCTGAGACTGAGGAAAAGGAAGCAACCGCTGCTGAACAATCTGAGAAGGACGCTCAGGCTGAAACTCAAGAAAAAGAAGAAGTTGCAGCTGAGGAAACTCAGAAGGAAGCTCAGGCAGAACAGCAGGAGAAAGACCAAGCTGCTGCAGAACAGCAGGAGAAGGATGCTCAAGCAGAACAGCAGGAAAAAGAGGAAGCAGCTGCAGAACAACAACAAAAAGATGAAGAAGCTGTTACTGATATTGAAGGTGACGACACACTAGGCACTTCTACTGACATTTACGGAAGTATGGAAGACAGTCTTGTTGCACGTCAGATTCATGAAGCTATTCGTGATGAAACTGATCCTGAAGTTATAGACGGGTTGATTACTGAATGGGAGCGTTACACTGGACAAGAGTGGGACGACTCTTACTTAGACGAAGATCCTTATGAAGGTTACGAAGCTCCTCCTGCTCCTGAACCTGTTGGTTACGTTTATGACGAAATAGAAGGTAGAGAAGTACCTATCTATGAAACACCTGAAGAAGGTACTGTAGTTTATGACGAACCTGGTCAGGCTGAGAATGCTTACAAAGATGAGCAAGAAGCCGAAGCTGAAACCCGCGAAAAAGACATGGCTGAGACTCAGGAAAAGGAAGAACAGCAGGCGGAACAGCTAGACAAAGAAGATGCTGAGCGTTTACTAAAAGAAACGCAAGCTGAACAACAAGAAAAAGAAGAGGCGGAAGCGGAGAAAGCTCAAAAGGAAGCTCAAGCTGAACAACAAGAAAAAGAGGAAGCTAGAGCAGAACAACAACAGAAAGACGCTGAGGCAGAGACTCAGGAAAAGGAAGAAGCTGCTGCTGAAACTGCTGAAAAGGAAGCTGCTGCTGAAACACAGCAGAAGGAAGAGGCTGCTGCTGAAACAGCTGAAAAAGAGGCTGCTGCGGAAACGCAAGAGAAGGAAGAAGCTGCCGCAGAACAAGCTGACAAAGATCGTCAAGCTGAGCAGGACAGTAAGGAAGCCGAAGAGGAAGCTAAAGACGCTGAAGAAACTGAGAAAGAGCGCCAAGCAGAAGAAGACGCTAAGGAAGAAGCAGCGGAACAAGCTGAGAAGGATGCTCAGGCTGAAACAACAGAAAAGGAACAAGCTGCTGCTGAGGAAGCTCAGAAGGAAGCTGAGGCTGAAACTCAAGAAAAAGAAGAAGCTGCCGCTGAACAAGCTCAGAAAGACGCTGAGGCTGAGACCCAAGAGAAAGAAGAAATAGCAGCTGAAGAACAAGCTAAAGAGCAACAAGCAGCAGAAGAAACTGAAAAGGAAGCTGAGGAGTTAGCTAAAGAACAACAAGCGGCTGAACAGTCTGACAAAGAAGCCGAAGAAGCTGCTAAGGAACAACAGGCAGCCGAAGAGCAAGCCAAGGAACAACAGGCAGCAGAGGAAGCCGCTAAGGAACAACAAGCGGCTGAAGAAGGCACTAAAGACGAGAATGCTCAAAAGGACGCCCAAGCTGAAACAGAAGCTAAGGATGCTGAACAAGGCAGAAAGGACGCTGCTGACGAACAGCTAGAGAAGGATCTTGAGTCCTCTGAGCAAGAACGTAAGGACGCTGAAGAGCAGTCAAAAGACACTACAGGCGATGGCGAAGGTGTCGGAGACGGTACTGGTGACGGCGAAGGAACTGGTGTTGGTGATGGTGTTGGAGACGGTGTAGGCGATGGTACTGGTGACGGTACAGGAGACGGCATTGGTGGAATGGGCATGATGGCGACGGCACCTAAGAAAACTGACTTTACTCCTTTCATGTCAGGTATTACTTATGAGTTGCCTCCTTTGGAAGAAATAGGTCAAGCACCTCAAGTTGACTACGTGGCGTCTCTACAGGAAACATTAGGTCCAATCGGAATAACAAGCAGTTTGTTTAAGGAATATATCGGATGACATACTTAAACCTTATGAACAACGTGCTACGCAGACTGCGTGAAGAAGAAACCACGTCGGTTACTAGCACTACTTATAACAAGATGGTTGGTGACTTTATTAACGACGCTAAGAAGTTAGTAGAGGAGTCTAACGACTGGTCAGCCTTGAGGAACACTATTACTGTTTCTACTACGGCTGATGACAATACGTATTCCTTGACGGACTGTGGTGACAACGTAAAAGTTATGTGTGTGGTTAACGACACTAGTAACGTCTTTATGGAGTACCAAAGTAAGGACTGGTTTAACGAGCAACTGTATATTAATAACACTGCTACAGGCGCACCTATGTACTACACGTACAACGGCCTTGACGCCAGCGGTGACACGCAAGTACTCGTAGGTCCAACACCAGACGGTGTGTACAGCTTGCGGTTTGACGTGATTAAGCGACAGGCTGACTTAAGTGCTAACACGGACTCACTGCTAGTACCTTCACAACCTGTGGTACACCTAGCTGTGGCTCTGTTGGCTCGTGAACGTGGAGAAACAGGAGGAACTTCTACTGCTGAGTACTTTGGTATTGCTGATAGGTACTTGTCTGACGCTATCGCAATAGACGCAGCTAAGCATCCAGAAGAGATGTACTTTAGGACTATCTGATATGGCTCAAGAACTACGTAGCATTAATCTTGTAGCACCAGCGTTCAAAGGTATTAACACCGAAGATTCGCCGTTGGCACAAGACCCGTCGTTTGCTGAAATAGCAGACAACGCTGTGATTGACAAACGTGGTCGTATTGCGGCACGTAAGGGTCATAGTGTTATTACAACTGACAAGACAGCGTTAGGCTCTGGTTCTATTAGAGCTATAAAGGAGTTTGAAAGAAGTAGTGGTAGCAACGTAGTTCTGTCTGTAGGCAACAACAAGATATTCACAGGTACTACTACGCTTACTGACGCTACACCTGGTAGCTACACGATCACAGCGGACAACTGGAAGATTGTTAATTTTAATGACAAGGCGTACTTGTTTCAAGCTTCTCATGCACCTTTGGTGTACGACGGCACGTCCGTAGTGCGTCTAGACTCAGTCTCTGGTGCTGCTGGTATTGTACAAGGTAACGAAGTACTGTCAGCTTATGGGCGTCTTTGGGTAACAGGTCTTAGCACTAGTCCTTCTACTGTTTACTGGTCTGACTTGTTAATAGGCCATGACTACTCAGGCGGTACTAGTGGGTCCATTGACATATCCAAAGTGTGGCCTGACGGGTACGACGAAATTGTTGCTTTGGCTGCACATAACGGCTTCCTTATCATCTTTGGTAAGCATAGCATTGTGGTGTACCAAGGAGCAGAAGCACCAGCAACAATGACGCTGGCTGACACTGTAGCAGGCGTTGGTTGCGTAGACAGGGACACTGTGCAGTACACTGGTACTGACGTGATCTTCTTGTCACACACTGGTTTGAAGAGCTTTGGACGCACAATACAACAGAAGTCCATGCCTGTTAGCAGTTTGTCAGGAAACATTACTAAGGACATCATTAATGCCCTGCAGACAGAAAGCACGTTCTTTAGGTCCGCTTATAGCCCTGAAGAAGGTTTTTACTTACTAACTTTTGTAGGTCAGGACAACACCTACTGCTTTGACGTACGAGGCACAACAGAGAATGGCTCATACCGTGTCACTCGTTGGCCTTCTACAGGCTTCACAGCCTACACACGTTTGGACAACGGTGACTTTTACATAGGCACGTCCGAAGGGATTAGTGAGTACGTAGGTTATCAGGACAACGGTTTAGGCTACCGCTTTAAGTACTACAGCCCAAGTTTGACATTTGGTGACAGTTCCAGAGTCAAAATCTTGAAGAAGCTAAAGCCTACACTTGTTGGTGCGAACAACGCAACAGTATTTATGAAGTGGGCGTACGACTTCAAAGGCACGTACGCAACAGCAGAATTTACGGTAGGAGACCAGATTACTGGTTTCTTCGGTGAGAGTGAGTACACAACTGTGGAGTTCACAGGTGGCGCTTTGACCAACCAAAGAAGTTTAAACGCAACAGGCTACGGAACTAGTGTTGTTGTAGGTTTAGAAGCAGAGATTGACGGTTCACAGCTGTCACTACAGGAGATCAACGTAATGGCTTTGATAGGTAAATTACTATGATAGATTTAAGACAACTATTGGGTTTAGGTGCTTTAGGCGCTGGTGGTTTACTTACAGGTAAAGCTTATCAACGCCTTGGCGAAATTGGTGAACAAGCAAGAAGGGAAGCAGGTGAAATTGCTCAGACTGGTGTAGAGCAAACACGGTTTATGCCCTTCACAGTAACGACAGGAACAGGAGGAGCATTAACTACTACTCCTGAAGGTGGTCTTACTGTAGGTTTGTCTCCAGAGGAACAAGCGTTTCAACAGCAGATGTTTGGAGGTGCAGGTCAGTTTTATCAACAGGCTATGCAACCTACGCAGGCACGTGAGCAGGCTGTTTTTGAACGCATTAGGGAAGCACAGCGTCCTGAAGAGGAACGTCAGAGGCTTGCTACTGAAGAGCGTCTAGCGGCACAAGGACGCTTAGGTTTGCGTACAGCGCAGTTCGGAGGCGCTCCTGAGCAGTTTGCTTTGGCTAAGGCTCAGGAAGAAGCGCGTAACCAGGCGATGCTAAGTGCAATGCAACAGGCGCAAGCTGAGCAGATGCAACAGGCACAGCTAGGTGGTCAGTTCATGGGTGCTAGTTACACGCCTCAAGCGCAAGCATTGAACGTCCTACAAGCAGGTATGCCAGCTGCACAAATGGCGCAACGTGGTCAGCTGACTGGCGCTGGTTTGTTTGGTGAAGCACAAATGGGTGGACTTGAGGCACTGCTTGGTTCAGGTCTTGGACAAGCTAACCTCTATGGTCAACTAGGTACTGGTCTCCTGTCAGGACTGTTGACACCACAGCAAGTTGGCATGGGTGGCGGTGTTACTGAGATTGTTAACCCACTGTTTGATCTACTAGGTATAGGTTAAGAGGAGAAAACTAATGGCTAGGTTTTCACAAGGATTACTACAGGGTCTTATGCAGCCTGCATTTGGTCAAAACCTGTATGAAGTAGGTAGAGCAGCAGCAGCTGGTCCTGCTATGACTAGAGCGTCACAGCGGATGAAAGAGGAACGTGAGCGTACTCAGCGTGGTGTTACTGGTGGCTTGTTTGGTTTGGAACAAGCAGTAGCGGAAGGCCGTGACTACCAAGACGCTCTTGGTTCCCTTGTTGGCTTAGGTGCTACACCTGAGCAAATTGCACAAGCAGAACAGCGTGGACAAGTTAAGCGTCAGGCTACTATTGCTCAAGAACAGCTTGAAACAAAAGAAAGGAACAGAAAGGCACTAGAAGATAGAGCTATTGAAATAGCAAAAGGAAGAAACGATGCTGAAATGGTTGCAGCCTTAGAAGGTGCTGACGTTACTTTCCTTAGAAATTACATAGCTACAAAACCAGAGCCTAAAAAACCTGTTGTTGTTGCTGAAGGATCTGCTTTAGTTAGTCCTGAAGGTCAAGAACTATATGCTAATGCACCAGACGACAAGTTTAATGACCATCTACAGACTCTTGTAGAGCAAAGAAAATATACTACAGAGTCTATAAACAACTATGCTCAAAGCAGGAACAGGGCTGACCTTGATCCTTTAGATCCTGCAAAGGATTTTAAACCAGAAGATATGGCTCCTCAAACTTATGACAAGTTTTATGAGTACCAAGACGCAACAGCTACAGCAAATGTTTCTCTTCAGTCAAACAGAGACTTGAGCAACAGGTTGTTAACTACTGACATTACACCTGGTTTATTAGGAAACATTAGAACTGCTTTCTACACCGCTGCTGGAGTAAGAGATGAGTCAGAACAAGCTAAAACTAAGTTTATAAGGGAAAAGAATACTAAAATTATTAATAGTCTTCCTCCTGGTGTTGCTTCTGATACAGACATTGCTATTTTTTCTCAAGGTTTTCCTCCGTCAAATGCAGGTGCAGCAGAAATACAGGACTATTTAGACGCAGAACAAAGAATACTTTCAGCTGCTATTGATGTTGGTCTTCTTGCAGAAAATTTTATAGAAAAACAAATGGGTCCTGATCAAGTTAGAGCGCCTACTTTTGTTGGATTTACTCGAATAGCTAATGGATATAGACAAGCAGCACAACAACTTGATATAGACATGCAAAACGCAAAAACAGACCAAGAAAGACAACAAATTTTAGCTGAGTTTACAGACGCATTTAAAATTTTTCCTGCTAAGTACAGATGAGGTCTAATCATGGCAGAACAAAATATTGTTACTGGAGAAGAGATATCTCCAAACAACCGCTATTCCCGTTTTGTTACAGGAAAGCCTTCTTCTGTAAACAGGTATAGAGACTATGCTCTTACAACAGAACAACAAACAGAAGAAAGAGTTGCAAAGGGCACGTACGAAGAACTAGATAGAGAAGAAGAATGGACTTCTGATGATTTAATGATGGCTGCTCGTTTAGTTGTTGACGGACTGTGGCTAAACAAAAGTGAAGAAGTAGGTAGTTGGATTTCTGCAGCTGCTTTTAAGGCTTTTTATCCTGAGCTTTCTCAAGGTAAAGACATTACTACTATCCGTGAAGAAATGCTGGCTGATCTTGAAGCAGAAACAGCAGAGTTTATGGAAAGAAAACCTATTGCAGGAACTGTAGGACAAATAACAGGAAACATCTTTTCTCCTGTTTCTATTGCTGGTGGCGCTTTACTAACAACCGCAGCTAGACTACGACAAGGACAAGCCGCAGTTACAGGAGGAGTAGGAGTAAGGTCTGCTGTAGGAGGACAAGTTGGTTTAGCTGCTGACGATGCTGCTACATTAAGTAAAATGGCTTCTTATTACGCAGCACAAGCTCCTACAAAAACAGTCACAATAAAACCACTAGAGCGTGTCTTAAATAAAGCTGGTATTGCTATGGCTACTAAACCAACTCCTGTTGTTTCTGCTGCTGTAGGCGCTCCTCTTGCTGCTGTAGCAGGATTTGAAGGAGAAAATACCGATGAGGCTTTAAAAAACGCAGGACTAAGTTTTGCTGCTGGTGCTGTAATTCCTTTTGGTTTTGAAGGAATAAAAAAGACGTACTCTGGTGCTGTAAATAATAAGATGGCTCAGCAATTAGGGCAAGGTAAAGATTTTATTAACTTAATGTTTACTGAGCATCCTGTTGCTCCTGTTTATAGGTCTGTTGTTTCTAAGGCTTATGGTGGTATGACACTTACAGAACAACAAGTTAGGTCTGTTGCTTCAAAGATTGCACCTTCTTACATCATGCGTAAAGCTGCTGTGAATTTAAAAGAAACAGCTAAAGATAAAGTAGCCAGAGCTAAAAAGGCTAATGCACTTGAGCTTAAATTGTCTAAAAGTTCTCTTGACGACATGCAGAGTGACGCAGTAGAAAAGTTACGTCTAAACGAAAAGCTTGCTACTAATTCTGCTCAAAGGCTAACAGATGATGAAGTAGACCGTCTTACAAACATAGTAAATGCGTCAAAAGACGATCTAAAAGCTATTGCAGTAAAAGAAGCAGACGAAGCAGTTAACGCTGTTCAAGGTCAGTTTAGAGCAGACGCTTTAACATCGGCTGCACCTGGTGCTGCTCCTAAAGATGAAGTAACCACAATAACTACTTTAGATCCTCAAGATGCTCTCAAAGCTTTAGACGATCTTTGGAAAAAGTACGGGTACGCTACAGCAAAGTCTAAAACTTATAAAATAGAACCAGACCAAGTGATAGCAAAACTTAGAAAACTACACGAAGATGATCCAGACATTGTACTAGTCGGTAGACAACTTGATGAAGTACTGGAGTACGCCGAAGTAAGTTTAAATAAACTAACCACCAAAGGTCAAATTACTGGAGAAGACCTTGTTAATTTACGTTCTCGTATAGGTAGTGTAATTAATCGTGTTACTGAAAATGATCCGTTGACTAGAAATTATGTGGACTCAATAAAAGACTACTTTGACACTGTTATTAGAAACGGTCTTAGTCCTGCTGAAAGAAAAGCTTTTGATGCAGAGAATGGTTTATGGGCCACTAAGCGTTTAGTTGAAGAATCTACTAGAAGAGCTACTGGAGGTAAAGCCGTAGTTCAAGGAGCGTTTACTGCTGAAGACTGGATTGAGTCTTCCAAAGCATTTAGTCGTTATATGTCTGCAAGAGGTAACGTAAATCTACAACGAGAAGCGCAAGAGATTGCAAACTTAGCTAGACAAAGAAACGATGCAATTCTACAAAAGGCCAACACTGACGTAAACGGTATTGTCTCTGATTTAAAGTCTCAAATAAAACTAGAGAAGAAGTCACTAAGCAAAGCTAAGGATGACGCAGCAGTTCAATTAGCAAGAGACATAAAAGACGTTAGAGAACGCTTTTCAGGACTTAAGCAAACAGCTGAAGTTAGAGCTAGAGTAAAAGACCTTGTGACAGCAGCAAGAGAAAAACACAAGGTTCAGTTAGCAAACTTGGAGCAACAAGCTAAGGACTTAAATAATAAAGAAAAGGAACTGGCTAGGTTTGCACCTAAGTCTTTTGATGCTTCTGTGTTTGAACGCTTATTCAACACTGCTTTAGTAGGACAGGTGTTAACAGCAACGACGCCAGAAATAGGCAAAACACTAGGAACTGGTGTAGTAGGATCTCGCTTACTAGCTACTGAAACTGCTCAACGTATCTTTGCAAAACAGACAGGTCTACAAAAAGGAATCTCTGGTTTTGTAGAAAGAGCAGGACAAGCTACTGTTCCTTTACGAGAAGCTGGAATCAGGGCACCTTCTGTGGCTGCGACAACTCCGTTTGTAAGTACTACTTCAGAAAAAGTACTTGATAAAGAAGCTGTAGAAAGAATAAAAAGACTTCCTTATTCTCAAAGGGCGCAAGTTAAGGCTGCTTTAGAAAGATCCGGTAAGATGGCTTTAGTAAAAGCTCAAGAACCTGAACTGTACAGGCTTCTTCATAGTAAATAAAAAAGGGGTCATAAGACCCCTTAAGTTACAACTCACAGTTATTACCAGTGCAGGCTAACTGTTGAGACCCTTCCGTCATGTCTGAGTCTTCTGAGATTGCCCAATCAATGGTCTCAGGAAACTCTTTCTTCAGCTTCTCATAGGTCTCTAAGTCTATGGGTTCATAAGGCGCTTGTTGGTACGTATGTTCGGAATAAGGGAGGAAACTAACTCCACTTATCTTGTCGAACTTATTGTACAACCACTGACCTACTTCCAAGAACTCATCGTCACGGTAGTAACAGGTCATAGACGGCTTATGTTCACACCAGAAATCCTGGTAAATTTCCCATAGCTCAAGTTGTTCCATTGCTCCCATCTCAGACGCTACCACAGCGCCTTCAGGAGACTTTATTGGGAAGGAGAATACCTTAGTACTAGGAGACATTACGTCGTCCTCTACGGGTATTCCTGCGGCTTCGAGTACTGTACACAGTGGGTCTCTTGCGTCTGCTCGTACTCGT